GATGCCGTCGATGGTGCCTGGGGTGATGCTCCGCTCAATCCGTCGCTGGTCGGCGCCTGGCAGCAGGAGAACCAGCAGGGCCAGGAGGATTACGGCACGCCTGGTGCGCCTGGCCAGCAGGACCCCGACGCCAATGGCACGGACGACTTCGGCCAGCAGGATGGGCAGCAGGACGGCCAGGACTTCGGTCAACCAGATGCCGACGGCGGCCAGCAGCCTCCCGATGAGCAGCAGCAGGTCGATGACAAGCAGGCCATGGCCAAGGCCTTTGGACTTCCAGTTTTCCGCATCGAAGCATGAAGACATTCAAGCCCCAGCAGCAGCCCGAGCCGCGCGGTGACGTCGAGGTCGGCGATCACCTCTACGTGCATCACGAGGGCCAGCCGTGCACCGGCCGCGTGCTGTGCCATGGCCAGCACGGCGTGACAGTAGACGTGGATGGCAAGCAGCACCGCGTGAAGTGGGACAAAGTGCTCGGCCACAAGCAACGTGCGCCGCAGCGCTACAACGTCTTGGACCATGGCGAGGATGGGATGCTTGTCGAAGACGCGCAAGGGCGGCGCAGGTTCATCAAAACGCCCAATGAAGCGAAGGATGATCCCATGGTGGCCAAGAGTCAGCGTCCGGTAATGCTGTTTATGAAAGCAGCTGGCGCGCCGCCTAGCCCGGGCCTGCAGCAAAAGAAGGTCACCGACAAGAACGGCGTGCAGACCACGCGCTGGGTGAGCATCGACAAGGGCGGCCAGCCGGCGCAGAAGGGCCAGCACATCGGATTTAAGAATGGCGAGCACAGCGGGCATGGCCACGTGGTGGCTGTGGGTCAGCATGGTGTGACCGTGCGTGACGGCGCCGGCGGCGAGCATCGCGTGCGGCATGAGCACATCACTCACCACTGGGGTGGTGACGGTGCCCCGGATGTGTCGCCTCACCAGGCGCAGCCGGATGCCAAGCGGCAGCCGGCCAACGATGGCGCGCTGTTCAGCAAGGAGGAGATTGCTGCGCTTCCCGACAAGGTCAATCAGCCGGTCAGCACCTGGGAGGACCTGGTGCAGAAGGGCACTGAGGGCCTGGAGCAGTACCGCGAGATCCTGGGCAAGGTTCAGCAGACCATGGGCCTGAAGTCCGGCATGAAGCCCGAGGACGTCACGCCCGAGCAGTGGGGCAATGACGACGGCCTGCTGTTCATCGCTCCGCTCAAAGGCGAGAAGCGCGCCCGGGAAAAGGTCGAGGCGGACTATGGCGGTGACTGGTCGCAGTTGCGCGACATCGTGCGGGCGACTATCAGTGTGCCCAGTATGGCTCACGTCCAGCAGGCTCTAGGCCACCTCAAGGACGCCGGCCTGGAGCTGGCACAGAAGCCGAAAAACCGTTTCGACAAGCCCACGCCCGAGGGATACCGCGACCTGATGGCGATCGTGAAGCTGCCCAACGGCATGCTTGCCGAACTCCAAATCCATACCAAGGCCATGACCCTGGCCAAGGAGCGGGGCCACAAAGACTACGAAATCACCAGAACCTTGCAAGGCAAGTACGGGGAATCCCAGCCCAGCGACAACTGGATGGATGCCGACCACACTATGTTCTACAAGGCGTTGAAGCGTCAGAAGGACATCTACGACAAGGCGTGGTCTAAATCGAACGGAAGTGCCGGCAAAGAATTGATCAAATCTGAGCAGCGCGGTACACTGCAGCTGTTCTTTCGGAGGGTTGCGTAATGTTCATCGTAAATGAGGGTGCGCTGTTTAGGGGGCCCGCCAGGGCCTGGCCCAAGGAATTCTGGAACGGCAAGGAATTCGTGCCCTACCAGGGGGCGGTGCCCAAGGGCATCGACTGGGGGGATGAGGTTGACGAGGCCGAGGCCCAGCAACTGATGGGTGGCGACCAGGGCGCCGAGCAGGACGAGGCCGCCGCGCAGCCCCAGAAGGGAGCCGCGTGATCCTGCTGTTCAAGGCCATAACTCAGGTCGAGGGCTACACCCGAAAAGACGGCGTCTACGTTCCGCCTCACATCCGCCGCGCTGACAGTTACGCCGAGAAGGCCCACGCCGGCCAGTACCGCAAGGGTAAGCCTGGCGCTCCGAAAATCCCCTACATCGAGCACCCGCGTGCCGTGGCGCGCATCCTACACGACGAGGCCGGCATCACCGACCCTGTGACGCTGCAGGCTGCGCTGCTGCACGACACTATGGAAGACACCGGCGCCACGCATGCCAACCTGGTGGCTGAGTTCGGGCACGAGGTGGCCGACGTGGTGGCCGAGCTGACCAACCCGGCCGACTTCGGCCCTGGTGGCAAGGCCGCTTGGCAAGCTGCCCACGCCGCGAAGATGAGCCCGCGGGCTGCCGCCGTGAAGATGGCCGACAAGACGGCTAACCTGCGCGACCTGATTGCAACGCCGCCAGACTGGGATGCTGCACGTAAGCGCCAGTATTTCGACGATGCGCGTCAAGTAGTGCAGGCCATGGGCAGCAAGCATCCGCTGCTGGAACGTCTTTTTTCGTCAACATATTTAACTGGAATTGATCAGCTTTGATTTTTTTCGGTTATAGTTCGTTCCATGTTCAAAGACGGCGCCGAAAGGTGGTAGATGCGAAAGGCCTCCGTCGGGTCTTAGCCCCAAGTGCAACGGGCATCGAACTGCTGTGGTAAGCAGGAGCAGGCACCCTGGAAATCGCCCGCCTGACCCTCGTAAGGGGTCAACAAATTTCGCTGCCATCGTCTAGTGGTTAGGACAGCTGGTTTTCAACCAGCCGAGCGCGGGTTCAAATCCCCGTGGCAGCTCCAAGGTGTTTGCTTAGGCGTTGCATCCTAGAGGTCAAGTGGGGCGAAAGCCCCGCAAGGAAACGCCAGCCGGGTGAGACCCCCGGCAACAGTTTCATGGATTCCGACCGCGCTGGCATACCGCACTGGGAATCAAACCGGGTGATCGTATGCTTGGATTGTGGACGCCATGCCAGCTTGAGAGAGTTGGAAAACCACAGAAGCACCAAGGCGGTGAAAGCCCGCGCCGGAGACTTACCCGGACTTGGAGGCCTGGGCAGTTTGGCCAGGGCCTTCAAGCCCACCGATTGGCAGCACCTGTGCCGCGCGTCATCAGACCCAGCGCGCGGAAGCCGGGGCCGCAAGGCGAAGTGAAGCGCTGCCCAGTCGGGGGACTTGAAGGTTTGGAGAATTGAAAATGCACTGAAAACAAGCCCGCGCGGGCGAATCCGCGTGCCGTGCCCGCTGGCTTATGCGGGGCCATGATTTAATCGGTGCTAAGCGAAATCAGTAGTGAAGTCGGGGTGTGCACAACCCTGATGGAGCGAAACAAAGTAGTTGGCGCAGGCTGTGCAACTTGGGAAATCGACGCGAGTACGCCAACTGGGTCAATGTGAACAGTACCGGACTCTCAAGATGCCGCCGGATCATCCCCGGCCCGATTAAATGATGGTGCTGCGGGTTGGCGCCGCAGTTGTCTGACTACCTATAGCGTTGTTTCGTAAACACTGCCCCATGTGAGCCATCAATAAGTCCCTGGATTTCAAATCCGGGGCAGATCAATCACCGTGAGGTTTGATTGGCTGCAGGTGAAAGCCCTGACAAGCCATCCCGGTGTAAGGCCCCGGGTTCAGTTTCATCGTGGGTTGCCCGGCTTCGTGCCGGGCTTTTTTGTGGTCGTGATGACACACTGCAGTTGCTTTGGTGGTGCGAGCGACCGTCTGCGGTTCATTCGGGATATAAAGGCCGCAGTGCAGTACGGCATCATGGCTATTTCATGGGTGGCCATGGTCTCCTACGGCGCAAGCCGTTGCCGGGGCTGCATCGATACCGCGCGATAGGCGGCAAAAACCCGGCTGGGGAACTGGCCGGGTTTTTTGTCGTGAGCATAGGATGGCGTCATGGGACTTTTTCTTGACCTGATTGAGCTCGGCGAGCAGCGCACCAACGCGGCGCTGGAGATGCTGTGCAAGGCGCACCACGACCACGATGATGGCATCTGGGCGCCCATGGACTCGCCCCTGCTGGCGCGCCTGGTGGAGCTTTTCACCCAGCGTGGGCTGGATCGCCTGGATGCGTTCCGCACCGAGCTGCAGGCCTGGACCGAGGGCCATCGTCACACGGCGGGCGATCGCATCGAGCGGCCAGCTGGCGCCATGGAGCGATGGAACGACGCCGAGCGCGCCCTGGTGAAGCTGTACCTGGAGCACCTGCCGCCGGCCGAGTGGACGTTGGACGACCACATGCTGGCCGTGGACTACCTGGCCCAGCGCTACCTGCCGGCCAACGATATGCGCACCGAGGCCGAGTGGCTGGCTACCCGCGCCAGCCTCATGGGCCGCGTGCAGGCCAATATGGAGGGCGTGACGGCAAAGCAGGCCGACCAGCTGCTGTCGGCCATGCCCAGCACCGCGCTGGCGGTGGTCGAGCAGTTCGGCGTCACTCGGGCCCAGCGCGCGACCATGGAATTCGCTGTCACGCGCTGCGCGGAGAACGTGCGCAACCTGGCCGAGGACGCCCGGCACAAGATGCGCAACCTGATCGCCGAGCACGTCACCGAGCGCGAGCTGGGCGTGAAGCAGGTGGGCAGCTTCAGCCTGCAGACCAAGCTGCTGGACAAATTCGGTGTGCTGAACCGTGATTGGCGCCGCATCGCTGTGACCGAGGCCGGAGAGGCCCAGACCCAAGGCTACATCGCCAGCATGCCGCCGGGCGCCAAGGTCAAGCGCGTGGAGCAGTACCGCAATGCGTGCAGCTTCTGCCGAAAGATCGACGGCAAGGTGGCCACCATCGTGGATCCGGCGAAGGAGCCCAAGGACTGGGACAATGAGATTTGGCCCGGCAAGAACAACATTGGCCGATCGGCCAGCCCGCGCAAGCGCGTGGGGGATGCGTTCGTCGAGCGCGAGCCCGAGGAGATGTGGACGCTGCCCGCCGGGCTGGCGCACCCGCATTGCCGTGGGCGCTGGGTGCCGACGGTTCAGGATCGTCCTGGCGATGATCCTGCCTTTGGTGACTGGATGCGTGGCGTGCTGACGGCGCCGAAGAAGGAGCAGGAGTGATTGTCTTTGCAAAGGCCCATCCGGCCACGCGCACCATGCGCGGCGGCGACCCTACGCCAGCGCAGGCCGCGTCGGGAAAGTACCCCAAGGAGCGCATGCCCTGGCATGGCCTGACCATCGCCATCGAGCATCCCGAGGGCACAGTGCGCGAGGGCGTGGACGAAACCGGCAAGCCCTGGCGCACGGTGTTTCGCTATGCCTACGGCGAGATCCTAGGCACCATGGGCCTCGATGGCGACCCCGTGGATGTGTTCATTGGCAGCTATGCCGATGCGCCCATGGTCTACCTGGTGCAGCAGATGAAGCGCAAACAGTGGGACACGCCGGACGAGCAGAAGTGCATGATCAACTTCGCCAGCATCGACGAGGCGAAGGCGGCCTACCTGGGTCACTACGATGACCCGCGATTCTTCGGCGGTATCACGGCCATGCCGGTGGATGAATTCATCGCCAAGGTGCGCGCCACCAAGGACAATCCGACCATGATCAAGGCGCAGCAGCCTGTGGTGCTGTTCTTCAAGGGGCACGTCGGGGCGTATCTCCGTGGCGGCCGGCTGGTGAACCTGAATGGGTATCAAGGGCGCCAGGCGCGTGCCGTGGCCAGCCCTGGGCAGATGAACCTGTTCGGCGGTGAGCCCAAGCACACAGAACCCACGCGCGATCTGATCGCTGAGCACGAGCGGCTGGTGGGTGTGCTGCGCAGCCCGAGCCACGAGGACGACAAGGCGGAAGCCGAGCGCCAGGCGAAAGAGCTGGAAGGCTACAAGCAAGAGGCCTCCGACGCGCGCAATCGAATCATTTTTGTTCAGGAACCAGAGCGGGCATCGTGACGGCACAATAGCGGGATGATCCGAAAAGGCCGTCCCGCATGCTGATTTTCTTCGCCAAGTCCCAGCTCGCGCTGTTCGATGCGCCCGTCAATGTCGCCGCGCACGTGCGCAAGGACGGCACTGTCGTCAAGCCACACGTCCGCATCCAGAAGGTGACCGTCAAGCAGCCGTCGCTGTTCGACCATCACCACGCAGAGCCCGTACCAGCGGCAAAGCCCAAGCGCACCAAGCTCGATACCTTCCTGACGCGCTACGGCGGCCCGGCTGGCATGGCCAGGATTCTGGCCGATCTTCCCGAGGGTCAGCAGCAGCAGCTGATCGCCAAGATGGCCGAGGTGGGCAAGACCACGCCCGAGGCTGTGGCCGAGATGCTGGCCCAAGGCGCTGGCGCACGGTCGCATGAGCCTGCCAAGACGCTGGACCTGTTCTCGCAGCCCTCTGAGCCTGAGAAAAAGCCGGAACCTGTCGAAGCCAAGAAGCCTGCGCCCGAGCAGTTCGTCACGCTGCCCAAGCTGGATCTGCCGACCGTCGAGCGCGATGGCGACACCTGGTACGTGCTGAACACGGGCGCCAAGCGCGAGGACGGCAAGGTGATGGCGCACCTGTCGAGCACCACGCGCGGCAGCAAGGCAGCGAACGGCGTGCACCCTGTGCAGGTGCAAGACTACATTGACCCGCTGCCAGTCCCTGACGAACCCGAGCTGCCGCTGGTCGAGCACACCACTGGCAAGGGCAAGACGCTGCGCGGCGTGGTGCGCACCGACCTGACGCAGGCGCAGGCCAAGGAGATCGACCCCTACACGTTCCGCAAGAACGGCGGTTGGT